TTCCAATTTGATGTATAATGGTATGTTCTTGTATGACTGGCAAAGGATATTCGAAAAAGCGGAAGGTAATCCTAACAAGATTTTTCGTATATTCAAGATGATGGTAACTAATCAGATTCCTATAAACAAGTATGACGATATTTATAAATATAGTCATATAAAGTTTATGGGGCAGTCTTATCTTGCCCATCCAGACGTCCTCTTGTTCAACGCATACAAGCATAGTCGAGTCGAGATAGCCCAGTATCTTGCCTTGGCTTCTTTACGTCCGATTTCGGACTATTTAGCAACTGGGAAAACTACTCTCGATATTAATTTAATCGAGATGGATCCTACATTTTTTAACGATAACAGTCTACTTGATATAGATGAAAACGAAGTTTCTTTTCTATATGAAGAAGTCCCACAGGAGAAAAAACAATGGCATTAAGCTTTAACAACGCAGCAGGCGGCGCAAAGAAGTCGTCTATCACTTCATACTCTTACCGCGACGGTGACAACGAAGTCCGACTCGTGGGTGATGTACTTGCACGCTATGTCTACTGGCTAGAAGGCAAGAACGGAAAGAACATTCCTTTTGAGTGTCTTTCATTTGATCGCAATGAAGAGCGATTTAACAACAAAGAAAAAGATTGGGTTCGTGAATATTACCCCGATCTCAAGTGTGGCTGGAGCTACGCAATGCAGTGCCTCGATCAAGGCGAAGTAAAAATTATTAACCTCAAGAAGAAGCTATTTGAAGCAATTCTCACAGCAGCAGAGGACCTGGGCGATCCTACAGACCCAGAGAATGGTTGGGATGTTAAGTTCAAGCGTGTAAAGACTGGACCCCTCCCCTACAACGTAGAGTATCAACTGCAGGTACTCAAGTGCAAGCAGCGTGCTCTTGACGAGGACGAAATGGCTGCAATTGCTGATCTGAAGTCTATGGATGACGTTATGCCTCGTCCTACTCCAGACGCACAGAAAACTTTGCTTGACGAGATTCGTGACGAGCAAGGTGATATGGATGAATCTTTAGAAGATGAGTTTAAGATGTCATGATTTTATTTACGGCAGACTGGCACATAAAGCTAGGTCAAAAGAATGTGCCACGAGAGTGGGCACTAAATCGCTATAAGTTATTTTTCGAGCAAGTTCACAGTCTTGAAAATCAATGCAATATGCATATCATTGGAGGCGACCTCTTTGACCGTCTGCCGAGCATGGAAGAGTTGGAACTTTACTTCTCGTTTATTCGGGAAGTAAAGATTCCAACTCTTATTTATGACGGTAATCACGAAGCTACAAAAAAGAATAAAACATTCTTTACTCAACTTAAACAAGTGAGTAAGGATATAAACCCGCTTGTAAAAATAGTTGATATGTCATACTATGATAACGATCTTGGGTTTGGTGTACTGCCCTATGCAGATTTACACCGTAAAAATGGTATAGAACTATTTGATACTTCAAGGCCATTGTTTACTCATGTACGAGGCGAGATTCCTCCCCATGTAAAGCCTGAAGTAGATCTAGATAGATTCGAGGATTTTCCTGTAGTATTTGCAGGCGATCTTCATGCACATAGCAATACCCAACGAAACATCGTATACCCCGGGTCTCCAATGACAACTTCGTTTCACAGAACCGAGGTACAGACAGGCTATCTCTTAATAAACTCAAGCGATTGGTCTTGGATATGGGAGCCTTTTGAGCTTCCTCAACTGATAAGAAAAACAGTTGCAGACCCAAAAGAAATGATCCCTACAGATTATCATCATACTATTTATGAGATTGAGGGAGATATGCAAGAGCTTGCCAATGTTAAAAACAGCGAGCTACTAGACAAAAAAGTGATTAAAAGAAGCTCAGAAGCAACTCTAGTAATAGATAAAGAAATGAGCATTCAAGATGAGTTAGTTGAGTATCTAACTTATATCTTAGAAATACCCGAAACTAAAGTACCAGAAATAGTAGGTATATTTAATGATTACGCTTCAAAAATTGAAATGGAGTAACTGCTTTAGTTACGGTCCCGATAACGAGTTAAATTTAGCAGACAATACAGTTACCCAGCTAGTTGGAACCAACGGCATGGGCAAGTCTTCTATACCCTTAATTATAGAAGAGGCTCTATATAACAAAAACTCCAAAGGAATCAAGAAAGCAGATATTCCAAATAGATATGTAAACAATGGGTATCATATACACCTTACGTTTACGAAAGACGAGGCGCTTTATGATGTTATCATTGATAGGAAGTCGAATATTAAGCTTCGTCTGCTGGAGAATGGTGAAGATATTAGCTCTCATACAGCGACCAATACATACAAGACACTCCAAGATATTATTGGAATCGATTTCAAAACCTTCTCTCAGTTGGTATACCAGAACACAAATAGTAGTTTGCAATTTCTTACTGCTACGGATACGAACCGTAAAAAGTTTCTTATCGACTTATTGCATTTAGAACACTATGTAAAACTATTTGAGCTGTTCAAAGAGGAATCAAGAAGACTCTCTATTGATATCACAGCCTATGAATCAAAGATAGCGACCATTGAAAAATGGTTGAGTGATAACAAATTGAGTGATACATCCATACTGCCTCTCAAAGAAATTTTAATTGACACGGAAGACGATGAGAAAGAATACGCCAGTCTTACGATGGAAATTGAAAATATCTCTGAAAAAAATAAAAAAATTTCAAAAAACAATAGTTTGAAAGAAATGCTAGACTCCATTGATATTCAGGCTGCTCAAAGTTGTAAAATTACTCGTAAAGAATCTTACGATGATTTGCAATCAGAGTCGGGTACTCTCAACGGGGTCATAGCGGGGTCAAAGCGGCTTTTGACAAAGCTCAATGGTTTAGGGGATCATTGCCCAACTTGTGAGCAACAAGTTGATGCTGCTTTTGTAAGTTCACTAATTGATGAAGAAGCAAAAAAGATTGCTGAAGCGCGAGAAAGACAAGATGAAATTAATCGAAGAATATCGCAAATTAAACGAGACAATGCAGAGTATGATGAAGCTAGAAAAACTGAAAGAGATTGGCAGGAAATCTACAGAAGTATTGATCGAACTTTGCCAGTGGCCCTCTTGGACAAAGAAGAGCTTGAAAGTCGCTTGGGCGGAGTACGAGCTAAACTGGTTTCAGCTAAAGAGCAGCTGGAGAGCGTCACGGCGGAAAACCAAAAAATAACAAAGCGTAATACTCGAATTCAAGTAATATTAGAGCAAACTGACGAATTTCTAGAGCAGTTGAGAGAGCAGCAAAAGCTGCTTGAAACTCACATTGAAACAGCAAACAATTTAGAAGTATTGAAAAAAGCATTCAGTACAAACGGCCTACTAGCCTATAAGATAGAAAATCTAGTAAAAGAACTAGAAGAGTTAACAAACTATTATCTTGCAGAGCTATCGGACGGTCGTTTTACTCTTGAGTTTGTTGTTACAAATGACAAGTTAAACGTGCAAGTCACAGACAATGGAAACATTGTAGATATACTTGCGCTCTCTAGTGGAGAATTGGCTAGAGTCAATACATCTACTTTAATCGCTATTCGTAAATTAATGAGTAGTATCTCAAAATCCAGGATTAATATTTTATTTCTAGATGAAGTTATTAATGTATTGGACGAGACGGGAAGAGAAAAGCTAGTAGAAGTTTTACTGCAAGAAAACCTAAATACTTATGTTGTAAGTCATGGATGGACACATCCCTTACTTGAGAAAATTGACATAGTAAAACATGAAAATGTTAGCGCACTGGAGCATTAATGGGTCACGTTAGGCGTATGCAACACAATCGTAGAATACAAATCTACAAAATGATAAGGAAAAAAGATGAATATGAGAAACGGAATAGCCGAAAGTATGATGAGCTATCTAGCGGGGAAAGTGAAGTATCACCAAGCGAATGTTCAAATTTACATGACCAATCCAGTAGGGATAGGTGAGCATTCTGATGTGATGGCATCAATCGAAGAAGAATTAGCAAAGGCGGCTGAGTACCAAGAAAAGTTAGATCAGCTTGGTGAAATTTTAATGGGGTCAGATGGTTGATAGTAGAGCAAAAGGTGCTCGAGGAGAGTATCTAGTAAGAGATATGCTTCGAACCGCTACTGACCTTCAATTTGAGAGAGTACCAAATTCTGGTGCTCTTGAATATTTGAAGGGGGACCTGTATGTTCCTCATGAAAAGAACAGATTTTGTATAGAAGTAAAAAATTATGCAGAGTCTCCTCTTAC